CTGACGCCGGAAACAAAGGAATGCCTTGTTGCCGCCTATAAGGTCGCCTTTCCATGGCACGAAGGCTACAAAAAGGATTGGACCGAATCAAACCGCAAAGGCCAGGCCGCATTTCTGCGGGAGGCGACGAAGCAGGCATGTGAGCATTACGGCTTTGATGCTCAGATTGTTGGGTTGGAGGCTATCGCCGACAACCTCCACAGCCCCCCGCCGCCCCCGCCGACCCTGGCCCAGGCTCCGAGGTGACCGCTCGCGAGCTTCAGGACCGATGGATCTGCACCCAACCATGGGTCTCCCGCCGCATGGCCGCCTTGCGAGCCTATCAGTTGCTCGACGCCACCAGGCGCACAGGCCCTGGCGCGCACTGGGTGATCAAGCGATTGGGGCCGGTGGTGTGAGCGAACCTCCCGCGGATGTTGCCCGCTGCATTGGGGTTGGCAGCTTTGAAGATGGCGAGCAGCACTGGCGCGAGGGCTGCGAAGACTGCCTGCGCCGCACCGCTACGGGCTACTGGGGCTGGATCGACCCGCCGGTCATCATCGCCTTCGAGTGCGAGCGCCGGATCGGCCCTGGCGATCTACCCTCAGCCTCGCCATCCTGAGCGCATGGAGAACCCTCGCATTCTCGGCATTGACCCAGGCCTGAACGGCGGGCTTGCGCTGCTTTGCGGCGATGAGTTGGCCGCCATCCCTATGCCGGTGCTCACCCTCAACGGCAAAGGCGAGATCGATCTCGCAGCGGTGCGTGCCACTCTCGCCGCATGGGACCCAAGCCACGCGTGGATCGAGCAGCAGCAATCCATGCCGCGGCAGGGCGTGGCATCGTCATTCCGCACCGGGCAAAACTATGGCGATCTGCGCGGATTTCTGGTGGGCAGAATGCTCCCCTTCTCCATTGTCCGCCCCGCGGTGTGGAAAAAGGCAATGAGCGTCCCGGCGGACAAGGCCGCGGCTATCGCAATCGCCACCCGCACCTTTCCAGCCTTCTCCCACCTGTGGAGCAGGAAGAAGGACGACGGTGTAGCCGAGGCTGCGCTGATCGCTGCCTATGGGCGGCAGCGATTCGCCAAGCCTTGAGGGCTCGGCAGACTGGGGGCATGGATTGGTGATGGGTTGATGGCGGGGATCACGTTCACAGTTGACACCAGCCAGGTCAGCCAGATGAGCAAGGCCCTGGCTGTGATGCTGGGCCAGCAAGAGTGGATTACGGCGCGAGCAATGACCACAGCGGCCAAAGCAGCAAAAACGCGCGTTGCGGCCGAAGTCTTCCCGATGATTAAGGGAGGCCCAACTAACTGGACCAAGCGCGGGCTGATAGCTTCCTATGCCTCGCCGAAGAACCTCACCAGCCAGGTGGGCTTTCAATACGGAGAAGGGAAATTTACCGATTCGGCCTTCACGCGCAAGGCAGGCGGCGTTCCGTCCGGGCGGTACATGGGCCTCAACGCCAGAGGTGGAGACAGGCGGCCCAAAGCCACAGAGCTGGGATTGCGTCGTGCTGGGTTGATCGGCGGCGATCAGTTCATCGCTCCACCCAGCCAGTCTTCCTCGGCTGGAGGGGGGATCAAGCGCAACGCCCAAGGCAATCTGTCAGGCGGTGAGTATCAGCGCATTCTCAGCAGGATGCGCGCCCTTTCTGGTGGCGTGGGCAACGCACCGCAAAGCGCTGGCTCACGTGGCCGTAGCGGCAAGGCCAGACGTGAGGTCGATTACTTCATGCTGCGCGGCACAGGCGGCAGGCCATCGCGCTGGCAACTCGGGGCTGAGCCTATGGCCGTGGCCAGGCGCGCAGGCCCTAGGCCTAAGGGCGGCACAGGCAAGGGCTCAGGGAACCCAGGCAGGCCCCAGACCGTGGGGTATCGCCGTGGCTTCGTGCGTGCGCTGTTTGTGATTGATCAGCCCAACTATGAGCGGCGCTTCCCGATTCAATCGATAGCTATGCGTGAGTATCAGCGGGTCTTCAGCCAGGCCTACGAGGCTGGCGTCAGGGTTGAACTGATGAGGAGGCGATGAGGCCCCGGTCGTTGGGTCCTTCCGGCCTCGAGGATTTGAGGGTGTATTCGAACCCCGCGCTCGCTGTTGATAACGGTTCGCAATAAGGTTGCTTCCCGGCACCTGCCGGCCTGAACCCGCCTCAGGCTCCCAGCTTGCAACCAGGCTGCAACCGCTCCCTAGCCTGGTTGCAATGGCTACTCCGATCAACAGCACCAAGGGCGCCGAGCTGATCGAGGCCCAGACCGGACGCCGCTGCACCCGGCAGAACCTGGAGAAGCTCTGCGAACGTGGAGCCCTCCAGGGGAGCTCGTGCATCCTGCAGGCCAAGCCACTGCGGGTGGATGCCGATCTGCTGGTGGCCGAGTACCTGGCGCGGGTTGGGCAGAACCAGAGCGAAGCACAGCAGCCGACCACGAAGCGGGAGGCGATTGCGGCCCCGGCGGCCAAGTCACCGCCCCCGCGGCGCCAGCCGGCCGAGCCGGTTGAGCTACCGCTGCCCGGCGAGGTGCCGAACTTCAACGACGAGCGGGCACTCCACGAAAGGGAAAAACGGCTGATCGCTGAAATGGATCGGAAGGTGAAGGCGGGTCAACTCGCTTACATCGAAGACATGGACATGGCCTATAACGCCGTGCTGTTGCAGCTGACAACGAAAGCGGGATCCCTGCACAAGCAGATCAAAGCGGCCATCCCACACCTGACACATAGGGAGCTAGAGAAGATCGAGCGCATGGTCTCCGACATCTTCGAGTCCGTGGCTTCCAGCGCTTTTGAGGAGCTGCCGGAATGATCGACCGCAGCGTGCGCAGGATGGCCCAGCGATTCGCGGCCAAGGTCAAGCCACGGCCGCCAATGACGATGCTGGAATACTCCGACCAGCACTATTACATCACCAGCGCCACAGACGGGCGGCAGCGGTGGTACACCAGGCCGTACCAGCGCGACTGGTTCCTTGCGGCCACCGACCCCGAGGTTGAGTGCATGGTGTGCCAGAAGCCGTCACGGGTGGGGTGGTCGGAATACGTGAAGGCCGTGGTGGCGTTCTTCACCGACTGGCGCCCATCGAAGATCATGCTGGTACAGCCTACGGATTCTGAGGTCGATACCTACAGCCACGAAGACATCGATTCGATGTTTGATGACAATCACGGCATTCCACGCCTAAAGGGAATGCTAAGCAATCGCAAGGTGAAGGGAGCGCCTAAAAATGCCTACAACTTTAAGCAGCTGGTGAATGGCGCCCTGATTCATCTGGTGAGCGCCGCCACCCCGCGATCTGGCCGGCGGGTGGAGCGAAGCCCGATTCTGTTCGAGGAGCCCGCCACCTACGACAGCCCTGAGGGCGACACGATTGGCAATTTATTTCAGCGGGCCGGCAACATCTGGGATCCGTTCTTCACGATCGGCGGCACCCCGATCTATCCCAACGATTACATGGATCAGGCATTCAAAAAAGGCGATCAGCAATACCGCTACTACCCCTGCCCGCACTGCCGGCACTATCAACAGCTGAGGTGGGAGCGGTTCATCAAGGAAGGGCCAGACGAGGGCCGCATCAGCTGCGAAAACTGCGAAACACCGATCGACTACAGCCACCTGCGCGAGATGGATGAGGATGCCGGCTGGGCCTGCCCGCTGGGCCTGGACCGCAGTAAGCAGGTGCTGCGCAATGGGGTGCCGATCTGGCGATCCCAGCAGGTGGGCCCCGGCATGAGCTACCACCGGGCGGCGATGTGGCCCGAACTGGTGAGCCGCCACCGCACGGCACTGGAGCAGATGAAGATGGGCAATACAGACCCGATGCAAACTTTCCACAACACCGACCTAGGTGTGCCGTGGGAAGACTCGATCACCAGCAAGCTCACCGGCGACGGCCTGGCGGAGCGCCGGAAGCACGAAGGGTTCGGCAACGGTTACCCATGGAACGGCGAGACCTGGGCCATCCCCACCGGCGTGCTGGTGCTCACTGCCGGGGTCGATGTGCAAGGCGGTGGCGGCACCGTGGGAGAACGGCTGGTGCTCACGGTCTGGGGCTGGGGCCGCGGCGAGGAGGGTTGGCATATCGCCCACTTCGAGATCGATGGCGACCCTCAGCAAGACGAGGTGTGGAAGCAGCTGGATCAGGTGAGCCAGACCGCCTGGGCCAGGCAGGACGGCGGAACGATGCGCATCTCGTTTGGCGGCATCGATCACGGCGGCCTCTCCAGTAAGGCAGTGGCCGACTACTGCCGCACCCGCACCGATCGATGGGTGGCCATGAAGGGATCGGGCACCAAGGATTTGCCGATCATTCAAATGGGCACGCCGGTGGAGGTGAACCGGAAAAACAAGAAGGTGGCCAAAGGGGCGAAGGTCTACACCGTCGGATACGTGGCCAGCGTCAATCACCTGAAGGGACAATTACGGGTGGAGCAGCCAGGGCCTCGTTATCTGCACTTTGGCACCGCATCAACCGACGCCTTCCTGGGCGAGCTCTTCCCTTGGAAGTGGGTGCCCAAGACCAAGGAGCGCAAGGAGTACAGCTGGGTGCTCCCCCCGGGCTCCCGCGACGAGGGCGGAGACTGCACCCGCATGGCCTATGCCGCCCTGCAGCTGGTGGCCAGGCGCTACAACCGGGCGACCATGTGGGACCAACTGGAGGCGCAGCTGGCACAGGCTCAGACTCCCCAGCCACAGCAGCCGCCCAAGCGTCGGACTAGCAACTACTGGTAGGTAGACTGCAGGCATGAGCTACACAGCAGAGCAACTAGCGGAGCTGCGTTCGGCGATCGCCGAAGGCGTGCTGAAGGTCCGGTTTTCGGATGGCCGAGAGCTGACCTACCGCAGCCTGGCAGAGATGCTGGAGACCGAAAGAAAGATGGCCGCCGAAGTTGAGGCAGGGCAAGCTAGGCCAGTCCGCCGCATTTACCAGATCTTTCAGAGAGCCTAAGCGATGGGAAAGCGCAGCCGAGTAACGCTTGAGAACGATCTAAAGATTGCGCAATCAGAGCTGTATAAGGCCAACCTGCGCGCCTACGAAGCTGGCAAGCAATCCCGCCGCACAGATGGCTGGCACGAACGCAGCCGAGGCCCTAACGCCGATCTGCGGCAAGTGCTGCAGCGGATTGTCTCAAGGCATCAGGATCAGGTGGACTCCGACACATGGGCAGGCAAGGCTATTGCCGTCATTGTAAACAACTGGATTGGCGAAGGAATTGTAGGAGAACCAGTCAATAAAAACAAAAAGTATTCGCAGCTATGGAATGATTGGGCCGATTCTACGGCTTGTGACTTTTACGGCAAACTAAACTTCTACGGCCTGCAGGCGCTGTTAGCTCGCACCATTGCAGTTCGTGGCAGCTGCCTGGTTAGACGACGGATTGATGAGCGGCTGATCTTGCAGGGTTTGCCACCGTTGACGCTGCAAGTACTAGAGCCGGATTGGCTCGACATGTCGAAAGACAACGGATCCTCAATCGTATTTGGCAAGCAATACGACGATGAAGGCAGATTGACTGGTTACTGGATCAGGAAGAATCATCCCGGCGAGAGCGACTGGCGCCAGTCGCAGCTGGGCTCTGATCTGATCGAGGCCTCGGAAATCTGCCACGTTTACGACGTGCGCCGGCCTGGGCAGGCAACCGGTGTTCCATGGGGCGCATCCTCGCTGCTGACGCTGCGCGACATCGGGGACCATGCGCAAGCCCGCCTGACGCTCGACAAGGTGGCGGCGTGCTTCACCGCATTTGTCACTGACTCCAACCCGGACGATGCGCCAGTTGATCCCGAAAGCCCGGACGCTTCAATCCCGACCCTATTTGAAAAGTTGGAACCTGGCGCCATTGAGGTGCTACCTCCAGGGAAGGAGATCAGGTTTAGCACCCCGCCGAGCGCGGGGAACTTCATTGAGATGCAGCGCCATCACTTGCATTCCGTGGCGGCCGGCTATGGGATCACATTTGAAGCGCTCACCGGGATCCTCTCTGAGGTGAACTTCTCAAGCGGCCGGATGGGGTGGCTGGAGTTTCACCGGAACGTGAGCCACTGGCGATGGAACATTTCAATCCCGCAGTTTTTGAACCCCGTTTCGCAGTGGTTCGCTGTTGCTGTGGTTCAGGCAGGCATGGCCAACAGGGTCAACGGCCGGATGCTTTGGACGCCTCCTCGCAGGGAGATGATCAACCCGGCCGAGGAGATCCCGGCCCTGGTGGCGGCGATCCGGGGCGGCCTGACCAGCCTATCTGAGGTCCAGCGCTCGCTGGGCTATGTGCCTGCCCAGGTGCTGGAGGAGCTCGCTAAAGACCTAGCCAGCGCCCGCGAGAAAGGCCTGGCTCTATCCGTTGATGCCAGGCTGGTTTCTGATGCTGGCGTCACCCAGGCCCGCCCCGCAGGATCTGGCGTCCCGGAGCCGGGGGCCACTCTCCCGCCATCGGTAGCATAAAGCCATGCCCGAGACCATTCCTGCCGCGATGCCATTGGAAACAGGCTCCCGAGCCTGTAAGAGGATGGCGCTGATCTCTCCATCCTCATGGAACGAAGAGACCAGAACCGCAACGGTGATCATCTCAACCGATGCGGACGTAGGCGATGGCGTGCAGCTGGTGCATGAGCGAGCGGCGATCCGCTGGCCCGCGCGCCCGCTGCCGACCGACATCGACCACCAGCGCTCCTCAGCCTCCTGCTGGGGAGCGATCACATCGATGGACCTGGGCCGCGCCGATGATGGTGCTACTGCCCTGATCGGAACGGTTCAGGTTGACGGTCCCGAGGAAGCGATGGCCATTGCCATCCCACGCCTCAGGAACGGATCTGCGCGTTTTTCTGTTGACGCTCGGATCTACGGCTGGCAGCGGGCCAGCGCAACACAGCCGCTCGATCGGGCCACCGATTGGGAACCGATTGCTGTGTCGCTGGTCATTGCTGGCCAAGACCCGGCGAGCGTCATGCGCTCGGCGGATGAAACAGAACACCCCTCAACGGAACCCCCGATGACCACCGCAACTGAACTGGCCGGGGGCGACCCGGCTGCCACTGCCACTCTTGAGGCCGCTGCCGTGACCGAACCGACCACAACCCCTGCGCCTGTTGTTGCTCAGGCTCCCGAGCCTGGCCCTGATGACGTGGCTCGCGAGCTTCACATTCGCCGCGCTGCCGGTGCTGGCGGCCTCACCGAATCCACCGTGCAGGAGCTAATCCGCACCACCGCCGGCAAGGATCTCCCCGGCGTGATGGTCGAAGTGGTGCGCGCCGCCCGTGTGGCGGTCGAGGCTAAGTCTCCTGTGGCCGCCGGCCACCCTGCCCGGGTCGAGGTAACCCGCGACGCTGGAGACACCCTGCTGCGTGGCTTCCAGGAAGGCATCGACGCCCGCTGCCGCGCCATCAAGCAGCCCACCGAACTGGGCCGCCAATACCAGCGGATGACCACCCGCGAGATGGCCGCCGAGTACCTGGAGACCATGCGTGGCTTCAGCCGCTCCGATGTTCGCATGATGGGCGTCAACGAGCTGATCGGGCGGGCCTTCCACACCACCTCCGATCTTGCCAGTGTTCTTCTGAACACGGCAAACAAAACCCTTGCCCGTGGCTATGAGGAAGAGGTGCAGACCTGGCGCCCGCTGGCCGTGCAATCGGACAACAGCGATTTCAAGCCCAACTACCTGGTGCAGCTGAACGCCAGCATTGTGCCTGAAAAGGTGCTTGAAGATGGCGAGTATAAGTTTGGCACCATGAGCGATGGGAAGACCACCTATCAACTCAGCAGCTACGGCAAGGGCCTGTTGATCAGCAGGCAAGCACTGATCAACGATGATCTGTCTGCGCTGGATCGCATGCCCGCAAAGATGGGCGCCGGCTGTGCCCTCCTGGAATCCAATTTGGTGTGGGAGCTGCTGACTAGCGGCGCGAGCGGCGCCACGGTCACCCTCGACAATAAGGCCCTTTTCCACGCTGATCACAACAACACCGGCACCGGTGCTATCGGCATCGCCGGCATTGATGCTGGCGTGACGAAGATGCGCAAGCAGGCCGATCCCGCCGGCAATAGCCTCAACGTTGAGGCCTCGTACCTGATCGTCCCCCCCGAGCTGCGCACCGCCGCCCTTCAATTCCTGTATCCGACTGGCTACGCGCCGTCCACCCTGGCCGGCGTCAACCCCTTTGCTGGCGGAATGGACCTGATCGTTGAGGCTCGCCTTTCTGCGGACTCCACGGCCATGTACTACCTGGCTGCAAGCCCCAGCCGGATCGATATGCTGCAGTTTGGCTACCTGGCCGGCGAAGGCGGCCCTACGATCACTACCACCGAGAAGCGCAACCCCGACGGCGTGGAGATGCTGGTGCGCCACGACTTCTATGCTGCCCTGGCTGATCACCGCGGCTTCTACCGTTCCACCGGCGTCTGAGCCGGATGACTCTGGGCCGGGATCGCCGGCCTATCTCAATTCAAACCCTGAGGCAACCCCGTGAAGAACTACATCCAGGAGGGCAAGTCCCTCGATCTCGCCGCTCCCTATGCCGTTTCCAGCGGCGGCGGCGCAATCATTGGCTCTATTTTTGGCGTCGCTTCCACTGACCTAGCCAGCGGCGAGACGGGCGCATTTCAGCTTGAAGGCGTCTACTCCCTCGCCAAGTCCACCGCTGCCAGCTCTGGCGGATCGCAAGGCGCTAAGGCGTACTTCATCACCGGCACCAAGCTGGTTACCGCCGTGTCCACCAGCAACACGCTGATCGGCGTGTTCACTGCCACCTGCGCCGATGGTGATTCCACCTGCAGTGTCCGCCTCAACGGCTCCTTCTGATGGGCTGGGCCACCTTAGAGGCATCAGTCAACCGGGTGGCCTTTGCTCGCCTGGGTAGCGTCAGCGTCGTTGCTGGCGCTGCCTCAGGGCGAGGTTTTCTGAAGATGAACAGCGAAGTCATTCTCGGCGGCGAGGTGACCGTGATCGATTACATGCTTGAGGCACTGACCGCTGAGTTCGGCGGCCTCGGCTATGGCCAAACCATCACGGTCGGCGGCGAATCGTACAAGGTCGAGATGCAACCCCAGCGGATTGACCCTGGAGCCTGGTGCCGGATCCCGCTGATGAAGGTGGCAGCCGCCACCGTCGCCAGCAACATCACCACCCTGGCGGGCCTGAGGCTGACCACGCTGGACGGCCGCTATCTGGTGACGCTCTGACTCTCTAGCCTGACCCTATGGCCGATGTAACGATCACAGGGCTGCCGAATGCCTCCGCGCTGACCGGCAGTGAGCGGGTGCCGATGGATCAGGCCGGCGCGACGGTGGACGCAGCAGCTTCCGCAATCGCCGCCCTGGCCACCAAAGCGACAGTGGGGCTGGGCAACGCCGATAACACCAGCGACGCCAGCAAGCCGATCAGCACGGCCACTCAGGCGGCTTTGGACGGCAAGGTGTCGAGCGGCGGGCCGCTGGGTACCCCCAGTAGCGGCATGCTCGCCAACGCCACGGGCTTGCCGTTAGCCACCGGCGTGACGGGGATCCTGCCCGTGGCCAACGGTGGCACCGGCACCGCAGCCCCCGGCCTAGTGGCAGGCGCCAACGTCACGATCACCGGCGCATGGCCAAACCAATCCATCGCAGCTGCCGGCGGTGGAGGTGGCGGAGGCTCCGGCACCGTGACCAGCGTGGGCCTAGTTGCCCCGACGGGCTTCTCAGTGAGCGGCTCACCGGTGACAGTCAGCGGCAATATCACCCTGGCGTTTGCTGCGGGCTACAGCCTGCCCCTCGATTCCAGCCAGGCCAACTGGAACACAGCATTTGCTGAGCGGCTGCGATGGGATGGCGGCAGTACGGGTCTTGACGCCACCACCGGACGAACAAGCCTAGGCCTTGGCAGCCTAGCCACGCAGAGCGGCACGTTCTCTGGTACCAGCAGCGGCACCAACACCGGGGACAATGCAGTAAACACCCTCTATTCCGGGCTTGTTTCTAACGCCAACCACACCGGAGACGCTACCGGCTCAACTGCTTTAACTCTTGCAACTGTCAATGCAAACGTAGGAACGTTTGGTTCAGCGACCGCCGCCGGAGTCGTCACTGTCAATGCCAAGGGCCTGATCACTGCGGCCAGCTCCGCCACCATCACCCCAGCCGTTGGCAGCATCACCGGTTTAGGGACCGGCGTTGCCACAGCTCTGGCCGCCAACGTCGGCTCAGCCGGAGCCCCGGTGGTCCTGGGTGGAGCGCTGGGCACCCCCAGCAGCGGCACCCTCGCCAATGCCACTGGCCTGCCGCTGACCACAGGGGTGACCGGAATCCTGCCCGTGGCGTCTGGCGGCACCGGCACCGCAACTCCCGGCCTGGTGGCGGGCGCCCATGTCAGCATCAGCGGCACGT